GGGAGAAGCAGATCGCGGATCTGCGCAGTGCTCATGGTCATGGTATCGGCCTCCCTTAGATGCCCTGCGCCAAGGCGCTGGTGGTTGCGACAGACAGGTCATGTGCCGCGAATGCGCAGAGCACGCGCGCGTAAGCGCCGCCGCTGCTGGTGGTGTCGTTGTCCGGTCGCTCCACGAACGAAACGGCGCGGAAGACCTTGCCGCTGGTCGTGCCGGTCGAACTGAAATCCAGCCCTTCGCCGGAAATGCCAGTCAGGGTGCGGCCGGTGTAGGAGGCGTCCACCAGGTCATAGAGGTTGCCGATGTCGGCCTGGGTCGGCACGGTGCTGCTGTTGGTGAACTGCGCTTCCATGATGACGTTCGGGTCATCGCAGATCAGCGCCACCGCGTCCTGAGTGCCAAGCGTTGCGGTGTTTGCCGTCCAGACGTTGGTGAACACCGGAATGCCAGAGGCGTTGACGTACTGGACGCCCATGAAAACCCCGCGCGGGCGATCGCCGGCCGCGGCCTTGTCGATGTAGCCTGTCGCCAGGAACTTCACGACATCGTACTGGTAGATCGTGGTGCTGGAGCCGGAGGCAATCCGGTACTTGGTGAAGGCGCCGGAAAGCGAGCGGCCTCCCATGGTGCTCACGGGCATAAACCCGCGGGGTGCGTTGGTATTCGGCATCGGGGTCTCCTGGGATGCCAGTTGCGGGACGGCGGGGCTTTGCCCGGTACGAGGATGTCAGCGCGCTCGCGTCGGCGCGGGACCGGCAGCAGATGCCATTGGCATCGCGCCTCGCAGCGCCGGCGAACCGGCCACCGCGGTTGAAATGCCCGGATTACCCGGGCTTCGGCAGCGCCACATGGCGGGCCGGGATAGGATCAGGCGTCGGCAAACTTGCCGCGGTCAACGCCAAGCTCGCGCACTCCGGTTTCGGGCGCGCGCTGGACATACCTCGGGTCGCCTACCTGCATAAACTGCGTGATGTCTTGGATGCTGTTGCGCATCTGGTCGGTCGTCTCACGAAACTGCCGGTCGCGCTCGGCATCGGCCCGCGCCTTGGGGCGCTTCATCAAGATCGAACCGGCATCGCGCACAAAGTCATCAGTCGTGGTATCGCCTGGCCAGCGCACCGCCTCATGGCCGATCTCAGTCGCACTCACCGGCACATAGCCCCGGCGGATCGCATCGGCGCGGTTGCGCTTGTCAGGCTGGCCCATGACTTCATCGCGGATGAACGTGTAGTCGTACTCCGGATCAAGCCGGGCCGGATCAACATAGAGCGCGGTGCCGGCTTCGACCTCAACCGGAACATCCATCGCGGGGCGCGTATCGCGCGGCTTGCGGGGGTTCATTTCAGCGCACTCCCATGAATTTCGGGTCTTTGAAGGCGCCGGCCCTGCCAAGCGCCTTGATCGAAGCGGCGTACCGTTCGGGCGTCATGCCCATGGCTTCGGCCGCTTCCACTTGCTCGCGGGTCAGCCGCACCGGGCCATCGCCTGCGCCACGCGGCCGGGCACCGGCACTCGGGCGGGTGCCGCCTACCGGCGCGGGGCCGGATGCGGGGCGCCGCGGGGCGGGCTCGGGCTCGGCATCGTCGCCGGCATCGGCCTCGGCCGGCTTGGCGCCGTACTTGGTCAGGTAATTGTCGATTTCCTGGGTGTAGCGCGGGTCAGAGGGCGGGATGCCCCGCTTACGCACTACCTGATCGGCGGCATTGGCGAGCGCGGTCCTTTCCTCGTCCACGCCGTACCAGTCCGCGTTCTTCTCTAGCCATTCCTCGACGTGCGGCGGCTTGACCGGCGGCCGGGCCGGGGCCGAGGCGGCGTCTTCCGCCATCATCTGTGCGGCCTTTCGGTCGGCGGCAAGCTCAGCCATCCGGGCTTGGGCTTCAGCCGCAGCTTCACTGTCACCTTCGGACAGTGCGCGGGCCAAAACCGCCTTTTCGGCCTTCATCTGGTCATCCATGGCGCTTACCGCTTGCTTCCCGGAAGCGGCACGGGCCTTGGACAATTCCTCTTCGAGCGCCGCAGCACGAGCCTCGGCGTCATGGACGCGGCGAAAGAGCCGGTTGAACGACTTCTCCTCGCGGCGCTTGTCGCGGTCGGAGCGACGATCTTCAAAGGCCCGCTCATCGCGGTCCTGCGGCTGCACATCGGCGTTCTCGGGCGCTTCGCCCAAGTCGTCGTCTTCAGTCATCGTGGTATCCTGGCGGTCTATTCCGGCCGCCCCGGTTACAGGCCCGTCGCCTGTTATCCTCGCGCGGCGATTGCCGCATCCAGCGCCTCGCGCTTCACACGCGAGACCACACACCTCGCCTCGACCTGCGCCAACGCGGCCCGCTGCGTAATCAGATCGGCCGTCGCATCAGGCAGCGCCACAAGAGCGGCAATGACATCGGCCCACTGCTTGGTGCCGGCGCTTTGCAGCTGCATCCGCACGCCATAGGCTTCGGCCAGGAGGTCAGCGAGGCTCATCGTCTTTTGCCTTCGCCTGCTGTTCAATCTGCCGGCGCTTCCAGGCTAAGTCTTCGTATCGCTGCGCCGCCTCGGGGCTCATTTCCCGCAGCATCGCAGCGATGCGTTCGGCCACAGGCAGCGCCGGCTTGGTGGGCTCGCTCACCGGCTCAGCGCCAGATCGGGGTCAACATTGGTCAGCATCACCTTCTCGTCGGGGATAATAACCAGCGTAATCGCGCCAAAAGCCACCTTCGCGGCCTCGGCCGAAAGCCGCGGCCAAGCGATCCAATCGCCCACGCCAACCCAGGCCGAAGATGTGCGGTTGCGGTCGCGGTAGGCGTCCGGCCCCACGCCGATGACATAGCCAACCCGGCCCTGGTACTCGTCCTCTTTGAGATGCGCGTCCGGCAGGATCAAACCGCCGGCCGTCTTGGTCTCGGGCGGGCGGGTGTATTGCAGCGCCATCACGAACCAGCCGGTCGGTTGCGGCAGCCGGGCGGCGGGGTCCGCGCCCTGCGGATTAGCCGGCCGCATGAGGTGCTGAAACTTGGCGAACACCGCCGGCGGCAGATCCCGGAGGGTGGGGATGGCGGGGGTATTGGACGCGGGAGGCACCATTGTCATCGGCAAAGATAAACTCAGATCAGAGTAGCTCACGTTCAGCCCTTCTTGCTGGGGGAACCAGCGTCGCCAGCCGGCCGCATGCCGAGAGCGCGCTGCTCATCGTCCGAAAGGTAGACCCGCATCCGTTCCCGCGCCCATTCAAGCGTGGCAATGCTACCCACCATCCGGGCGTATTCTTCCATGGTCACGGCAGAGCCGTTGCAAACCCATTCGCGCTTGGTCGCCAACTCGCGGTCCAGGTCGCGCATGAAGCCGCGCGCTGCGCCAAACCAATCGAGGGTCATGCCGCCGGCCGTTGTGCTGCGGCGGCGCGGGCTTCAACCGCCTTTGTCGCCTTAAACCGATCGGCCTCGGCCTTCACTGCGGCAGATGCATGATCCAGCATCGCCACGCGCTCGGCCGAGGCGTTCTGCTCGCGCTGCGCCTCTAGCTCGATGGCTCGCGCCGCAAGGTCATCCGCCCGGGCGGCGGCATCGGCCTGCACTTCCTCTTGCTGCCGGATGAACTCGCCCTGGTCCTGCCGAGCCTGCGCTTCGGCCTTCCGCTGATCGGCCGCGTCTTTGCGCTGGCTGTCGCGTTCCTTCTGCGCCAACTCAGCCATCTTCGACGCATCGGCCGGTTGCCCAAGGGCGGCCATCAACTGCTGCACAATCTGCGCGCTATTCTGCGCCACGGCCTGGGCTACCTGTCCTTCAATCTCGGGCGGCAGCGGCTGGCCTGGCATAATCTGCACACCCATCTGCGCCGCGGCCATGGCCTGCTGCACCGACCAGTAAAGCGCAAGATGCTCGCCTGCATGGGCCACCAGGGCGGCCACCACGAGCGGCGGTAAGCCCGGCATCTGCGCTTGGGCAACATGCACCCGGATATGCGCGAGGTGATCCTGCTGGACCCCGGCCTTGAGCGGCATGCTTTTGACCGCAAAGCCAAGCTCGGTCGCCGGGTCGGCCGGCTGGCCTTGCGGAACCTGCGGCATCAAAGCCTGTATTTCGGCCTGCGACTTGCCCAGCGTCTTGAGCACGTCAGCCAGCGCCGCGCGCCGGTCAATCTCCGGATTGCTCGTGGCCAGCGCATGTACCGCTTGCGCCATGGCGATGCGCTGCACTTGCGTCGGCTGGTTCGGATCGCTGACCGGGATGATGTCGGTCTCGTCCGCGAAATCTGCGGCCAGCGCCCGGGCCGGAACGCCGTCCGTGATGTACGGGTAGACCACGGTCGGAGGTTCGGCCGCAAACATGCGGCACAAGGCCTGCAACTCATGCTGGAACACGGCATGCAGCCGCTTGAGGACGGCCGATTGCGGCCGGATAGCCTGTTCAATCAGCGCGATGGTGCTGCCCACTGGGGCGTTTGCATTGCCTTCGCCCACCTGAAGCTCGGTCGTCATGCCGAGACGTTGGCCTTGGTCAACCGCCGCCTGAAAGATCGGCGCCCAGGATGCCGGCACGTCGCGGTAGACCTCGCCCAGCGACATGATAGCGTTGCGGATGTTGCCGCCGGGGGCGTCAATCTCAACGAACTGGCCAGGGCCAATCGTGATCGAGCTATCGTCGCTTTTGATGCCGCGCGCCTTGAACCCGCCAGGGAAAGCATTGAGCTGCATGGTGTCGATTGCCAGCCGCCAGAGCCATGTGGCTTGATCGGTTGACGATCGCATGAGGTGGCCCAGGCCCCAGCCGTAAAAGCCGGTTCCGGGGTGGAACTTGTAGTGAAAGACCGTCTGCCGGCGCTTGTAGAGGTGGTCGGTCTTGTCCCAATCGCGCTCGACGCGCAGCGCGCGCCGCGCATTTTTGTCCACCGTCACAATGACCGGGATCGGCAGCCCCTCCATGTCGCCAGTCAGCGCAAACGGCGTGCCCTCTAGCGTCAGCCAACAATGGCAATGAGCATGGAGATAGGGCTGGTCTTCAGGCCGATTGCTGCGCTCTTGCTGGCCGCCAACCTGCGGCTGATTTGCCCGGTCCTCAAAAGACGAGGCCGCGCCAAGATTGGTCCCGTATTGCGTGTCCTCGGGGTAATAGCCCGAGAATACCCGCCGCCGAACCTCGGCTTCGGATAGGTCGGTTTCCAAATGGGTAAACCGCGGTGCCTCTTCCAGCGTCGTCGCCGTGTAGCCTACCACGAGTTGGTCGGGCGTGAGATGCCGGGTCTTCGGCTGCTGCGTCACCGGATCGCGGAACGCCTTGCGAAAAACAGACCCCCAGATGGAACACTTCAGCAGCCCAGCCTCGAAATCGGAGTACCAGGGCTTATCGACCGTGGTCAGATAGTAGTTGATCCACCCTTGCCGGCGGCTGGCGACTTCATCAGCGTTGCCGGCCGGCGTCGCCATGATCTTCGACCGGGCCGGCCCGGCGGCGGGCAGCATCTCGGTATGGGCATTGGCGACAAACCGCACGATGGCTTCGAGCATCATCGGATGCACCACATCCGACGCATCAGCAAATGGCTTGTCGCTTTCCTGGCGCGGCTCCGGCGTCGTAGCAGCCATCGCCAGGATGGCGTCCATTTCCTCGCGGTAGCTTGCGTTACTCTCAACATCAGCGTCGATGCCGTCGCAGACCTCTTGCGCAATCTGGTTCAGCGCGGCCGGGTCGATATGCTCGGCCAGGTTGCCAAACCATTCGACCTCCGGCATCGGCGCGGGCTCGCCATCGTCGCTTGGCCACACCTCTGCCCCGCCATCCTCGGTCGGGACAACGGTCCCGTTGAGAATAGCCGGGTCCAGGCCGGGAGGCGCGGGAGGCGCATCCTGGCCGGGCGGCAGGGGATTGATGCCAACGAACTCGCTCAACGCCTAACTCCAACAGGCCCGTACCGTCGCTTGCCACCCTGGATTACCGAGGCTGGGCTTGCCGGCGCGGGGTCATCCTCGGGCAGCGTCACAATCCCTATCTCGCGCATGTGCCGCAGGGCTTGCGTCACGGTGTCGGTCAGGTCGTCGTGCTTGCCGTTCGGGAAAGCCGAACACTCGTTGATGACTGAGGCGGCCCAACCCTTGGTTTCGCCGTCCTCATGCGCCGCATGCCAGACGCGGCCAGCCTGGAACATTGGCTGGCAGGAATACGCGCGGGCCACCTTGTCGCCGGCCTGGGTCGGATCAATGCCCCAGATCGACACATCGGGCATCCGGCGCCGCAGCTCTTGGATCACACTCAGCCCGGCCGCCTTAGTCTCAATCACCACCCGCATGCCGACGCCCGGCACGGTGAAATGGTCGATGGTCTCTTGAAGCTCATCCACCAACTCGGGAAACTCTAAGCGCTTTGCCCAGGCGTACCGCATCAGGGCGATGCTTCGGCCATCGTCGCCATCCGTGACCCACCAGACCGTGCAGGCGCTCGGATCGTTCTGGTTTTTCTGGGTGTAGGCAGTATCGATTGAGAGAATGACGAAATCGGGCCGCATGTCTTTCAGCGGGTCCGTGAAAGGCCGCCAGTCATCCTCTTTGATGATCGCGCCGCCCTCGACCTTCGGCCGCTGCTGATAGAGCGAGGCCCATGTCGCAGGCAGCGAGGTCTTTTTCTTTTCGGCCAGGTCGGCGGCATACCCGTAGTCGTCATCGGCCCATAGAAACTCCCCAGGCTTGCGCCCCAGAGGGTCGTCGCTTTCGGCCATGGCCGGGATGTTCAGCACCCGCCAAAGCCCCGGCTGATGTTCCAGGATGCGGCCGAACAGGTCGTCTTCGTGCCAACGGGTGCCGATAGCTACTTGCACCGCGCCGGGCTTTAGGCGGGTCATGAAGTCGTCAAGATACCAGCGCCATACCTTCTCGCGCTGGGTTTCGCTCTCGACTTCCTCGCGGGATTTCACAGCGTCATCGATAATGCCGATATCCGCCCGCTTGCCGGCAATGGCCGATCCTACGCCGGCCGGGATGTATATCCCGTCATTCGTGGTGATGATTTGCTCGGCCGTCTCGCGCAACATCCCGACGCCAAGGGTCGGGCCATGCTCGCGGAGGAGGTCAGCAACGCGCCGGCCAAAATCGGTAGCCAGCGACATGGTATTACTGGCCGCCAGAATGCGTACATGCCGGCGGCGGGCCAACTGCCAAGCGGGGAACAACACGCTGGCAAACGTACTCTTGGCGCTCCCGGGCGGCAGGAACAACATAAGCCGCCGGTTGCGGCCGGCAGCCAGATCCTCCAACTCACGGATGATAAGCCGATGATGTGCGGCCGGCTTTAGCCCTTGCGACGATAGCGCCTCAGTGGACCACGCCAGCAGGCTTTGCCGCACTTGGCGGCGCCACATCTCCCGATCCAGCCGCAGCTCGTGCCGCAGCAATTCGGTCGCGCTCGGCTCGAAGCTCATCATCGGTCATTTGCGCCAGGTCGTCGCGGTTGACATTAAGGTTCGTCTGCACGGCCTTACCGTCGAGGCGGTCAAGCAGCTTATCTCCCGCGACCAGCCGGAACTGGATCGATTGCTCGGGATCATCCACCGTGTCCTCGTAAAGCCGCAGCACCTTCTCGCGGACCTCTTCCTTACGGGCCAGCACGCTCGGGTCGGTCGCCAGCTTGCTCACTTCGGCCGCCTCCTCGGGGCTCTTGATGCGGTTGCCCTCACCCTTGGCTGGCCCGCCCCATCCGACGCCGTTTCCGACGCGCGCATAGCTATTGCCTTTGGCAAACTTGCCGCCCTTCGCCCGATCGGTCATGCCGCCACCTCAACGTGCGACCGTGGCAGCACCACGGCGCTAATCGGCATCGCCCGTCCGCCATCCTCGACGGCCCGCAGGAGGAGCGACACCCGTTCGGCGCTGGACAACTGCACGACGCCACGCCAGCCCTCAAACGGGCCGCTTGACACCAGCACCTCAGTCCCCCGGTCAATCGCCGGGAGGCGCAGCGGAGCGGCAGGAATGCTCCGGTCCTCCATCACACCCTCGCGGATGCACCCGCTCACCGCGTCTACCCAGGCGTCCGAGACCCAGGCAGGACGATGTTGGTCCCCGACTGCGGACAGCACCCGGGCAACGCCGCGCCTGCGCTGCATCAGATGCCAGTCAGTTTCCGGCAGTTGCACCAGCAGGTAGCCCGGCCAACATGGCTGGATCGCCACGAAATCCGGACTACTTGAGCGTGACACGCGGACCCGCACCGTAGGGCTTAGAACCACGGCATTGACTGCGGCACCGTCCGGCCGGCGCATCTCGCGCAGGCTTTGGGCGGCAATGTGCTGCTGTTGCCACTCATGGGCCACGCAACACCAGCGTCGAACGGATGTCTCTGGCAGGCTCCGCACTCCGTGAGCCGCGCATACGCGCGGACGGTTGCGGGGCTATTGTGCCGGGGTCGCCATGGGTGGTGCCAGCACTTTGGAAATCACCACTAAAGCTAGGTCAAGCTAGGCTTGCATCACGATTCGCGGATCACGATATACGGGCGCAGGCAGCACGCGGGGCGCATATGGCGAAGATGACCGCGGAGGAATTCCGCCAGACTGTCGCCGCGCTGGGATGGAGCGCCAGCCAGGTTGCGGAATGGGTCGGACGCGACGCCAGCACGGGCCGGCGCTGGACCCGGGGCGACTTGCCGGTGCCGCCCCGGGTAGCCGCATGGCTCAGGCGCCGGCTGGATGCGTTGATGCTGGACCCGGCGCCGAGGCTTGGGGCACCTAAGCCCCCACATCCTCCAGCGCCCGCGACCGCTGCGCCACCAGCTCCCAGGCAGCCGCGCCCCGCCGGGTAGCGATCACCAGGTACCCGTACTCGGCCAGCCGTTGCGCCTCGGCGCAGCTGATGGGCGAGGCATCGGCGGTAATCCAATCAGGCTCATCCATCGGCCGCTCGCCCACAACGGCCCAGGTGCCTCGCGGCAGGGACCGGGCGCGGTGCAGCAGGGTAGCAGCGACGGCGGCGCTATTGATGCCAGAGACGGTCATGGCTTGCCTCCATGCTGGGGATTGATCGGTGCCCATACCGGCAGCGCCGCGCCCTCGGCGGCCACCCAGGACACCGGAGCGCGGGCGTATGGCGCCAGCCCGATGGCTCGTGCGCCGGCAGGGTCGTATCGCCGGATGGTATCAGCCCGGCGTGCGGCCCGCGCTGCGGCGTAGCGGGCTTGGAGAGCGGCGGCTGGGGTCATGCCGCCTCGCGCTCCTCAGCCTGCTCATCGACCCCTGGCACCGGCACCGGCACCGGCACCGGCACCGGCACCCGGCGCGGGCGGCCACGCTTCCGTGCCTCGGTGGCTGGCCCCGCCGGCTGAGAGCGTGACATCGCCATAGCCTCAGCGATCGCCCCGGCCTCGGGCTGCGGTAGCGCCAGCAGCCGCTCGATCTCGCGCTCGACGTGCTGGTATGCCTGTTGCGCCCCGGCGTTTTGGAGCGCCACGGCCTCGCACTGCCGCCCGGCTTGACGCGTCATTTCGAGGAGGTGCGACAGCGGCGAGGCTGGCGCGGTGGGCGTGGTCATGGGGAACATCGATCATTCTCCGCGGGAAGGATTGCAAGAAGTTTTTTCGATTGGCTGGACCGCGCCGGCCGCTGGCACGCGACGAACCCGCCGCCGCCGAGGGATGGGCAGCCTCCATCGTCTCAGTAGTCTCATTCTTGGTCCATCGAGAGAGTGTTTTACTCTCGACAAGCCGAGGGGATGAGAGCATATTAATCTCATGGCGGCGGGATGGTTCGCTGCCAGACACGGAGATAAACAGATGAGCAACAGCCGGTTTGACATTAGCGTCGACATGATCACTGGCCGCGCCGATGACGAGGACAAGGACCGCGCCGCCGCTGCCGCTGTCGCGGTGCTGGATGCCGCCGGCGTGAGCGCGTACCTCGCTTACGCCGAGTTCGTCCGTCAGTGGGAATGCCTCGGCAGTGACGAAGCCGAAGCCGCCGGGCCGGCGCAAGACTACGACAGCCTGACCGGCCTTGCCGCAATCTGGGCCGAAGCGGAACGCGCCGCCGATATCGCCCTGACCGCCGGATGGGCCGATCCCAACGGCGCATCCTGCAGCATCAGCGCCTAACCCCCACCCCATCCAGCAGGAGACAGACAGATGACCACCATCGAAGCCGCCAAGGTCCTTGTCAGCCACGCAACCGCCCCGGGTGCTGAGTCTGCTTACCTGGATGCCTGCCGCGTGTTGGTTAAAGCTAAACTGCAAAAGGTGGCTGGAGACTTGCAGGACGCGGCGGCAGACGCGGCGGCGTGGCGCTCGCAACTCGCGGCGCGGCCCACATCCCGCGTTTACGCTTCCAATCTCGCAATCAGCGAAGCTCGTGTTTCCACTCTGCTTGCTGAGGTCGCCGCCCATGCCTGACTTCCGCGCTCTATGCGCTGCCTGCGGCTGGACCGCCCGCGAAGCGGCCCGCCGGGCTGGGTACAGCCCCAACATGGGGCCGCAATGGCTCCGCGGCTCCCGCACCTGCCCGCCATCCGTAGCGGCATGGCTCAGCCGAGTGGCAGCCGCCCTAGACCAGCTACCACCGCCGCCCAGGCTGCCACCGCCGCGCGCGTAGATTTCCGTCAAGGAGCGGCGGCCCCCACACCCATAGCCCGCCATGCGCCGCAGCCCTGCTCGGGTCGCGTGGTCGGCCAGACCGTGTGGATTTTGTTGTCTCTCTCGATCACGCGCGGCGACTTGGCCTGGCAGTTTGCCAGCGTCGCACCGGACCGGACTTCAAACGTGTTGAGCCTGTCCCACCATCGGCAGGTCTCGCAGACGGGGGCGGATTGCTCGGTATTGCTCATCGGTCGCCTCGTCTGGTCAGGGGTGGGTATTCCAGGGATAGGCCGCAATCCGCGCCAGCGGGCCGCTGGGCCGCTGGGCCGCTTGCATGACATCCGCGCTGCCGGAAGCCCCCCAATCGCGCGCAACGCTCTGCCGGGCTTCCTGCCGCGCCGCTGCATGGCCCTCGGCATACGCCTGCCGATAGATCGCCGCCTCGCTGGTGGTCATGTCGCGCAGGTCGCGCTAGCGACGCAAGCCGCCCGCCATCGGCGCCAAGCCAGAACGTATGCCGGTAGAGCGCCGCCTCCATCGTCGTGAGGTCGCGCGCTGGGAGCGCGGCGGCATCGGCATCGGCACCGAGCCAGAACGTCGCCGCGGTCATAGGCTCGCCCTCAACTTGCGGGCCACGCCCCGCAGCGCCTCGCACCGCGCCCGAAGGTACTCGGCATCGTCGCCCGTCGCGTGCGGCAGGGCCCCCTCAGCACCGAGCAGCAAAGCTTCAGCATGTTCGGCCAGGTCGAGGAGGGCGCGATCACGGCCGTACTGAGTGGGGCTGGCCACGGGTGCAACGGTAGCCGTCACTGGACCACCGCCCGGCCCAACGAGCCTGTTACCATTCCATCCGTTGCGGTAACAGGACGAGTAACAGAAAAATCGGCCTTAACCCTGGCTTGTGACCATGTTACTTCTGTTACCTGTAAATATATATATGTGTGTATGCGCGTGTACGTATGACGCTGGGGGTAACAAAGGTAACATGGTAACACCCGGCGGTTTGCCTGGGGATTTCTGTTACCACTTGTTACCACTGGTAACGGCTGGAATGGGGCGCGAGGGCACGCGAGCGCAATCATAAGCTATCCTCCATGACGACTGCAAGCGGTATTGCCAGCGCCTTGTCCTGATAAGCTGGCGTGAACCGCGCCGGCTTGTTCCGGGCCGCCCCCGGCACCCTCGCCAGCGTCGCGGCCCACCCGCCATCCCAGGGCGAGCCCCGAAACGCCCCGGCCACGCCTTCGCTGCGGTTGCCAATCAGGAGCGTGTCGCCCATCACGCGCATGCCCATACGCCGGAGGGCAATATCCGCATCGCCAACGCCTATCGTCTCGTCACCCCACGGCCCGACCTGTGCGCCGATCAGCTCAGATACGGTGGCGGTCTCTGGCCGGCCATTCCTGCTGGTGTACCGGACGCCATGCTGCATCAGCCTGGCCATTGCTCGCTGCCATTCGGGCTGCGGCTTCGCCGCTTCCGCGGCTTCCTTGATCCATGACCGCTGAGCGATCAATGCATCCGCGTCGGCCGCGGTCAGGGTGCGGCCCGACACCAGGGACAACGCTCCCGCCAGGACGGTGCCGATGGTATCACCGGCCCGGCGCCCCGCCCCGGTGCGGCTGATGGCATCGGCCAGGGTCTCGGCATTGGCGCGGATCACCGGGATGAGCCGCAAGCTTCGAGCTAAAAGCCGGGCGGGAAAGCCCGGCGTCATGGTCTCGGCATGCAGCGCCTTGATGTCGGTAAACTGCTGCGGAGTGCCTGCACCGATGGCCAGGGGAATGGTCCGGCTTTCGTCCGCCGCCTGAACGAGACCTAGGTTGATCGACGCGAAGACGAAGCAAGACCGGATGCGATAGTGCTTGCTGCCGCCGGCCTGGGTGCCCTTGACGATGGCGCCGCCGTCCTCGGATGACGCCTGCCGAGCAAGGTCTAAGACATGCTGGATGCGCGCGCGGTCGGCGTCGTTCTGGCCTTCGGCCTCGTCAAATACGATCGGCCGGGCATCGCTGCCCAACTCGCCCCGGATGCCGGCTTCCGTGGTCTTGCTTTGAACCTGGACAGCCATCGCCCGGAGTGTCGGCTTGATGATGTTGTCGAGCACCCACGACTTGCCGCCACCGGCCTCGGACACCAGCCAAAGATGCGGGCGCCAAGCCATCGCGCCGCAAAGCATCGCGGCCACGATCCATCCGGCCAGCAAATGCCCATCGCGCGATGGCTGCTCCCAGGCAACACCCGAGCAGAGCGTCAGCAACCGCCGCGCCTCGTCATCGCTGGCGGCTTCGGCCAGGTCGATCGCCATCGGCCGCGCCTGCTCATAGATGTACCCGGTCTCGAAATCCTGGATCGCCACGGCGGCGCCATCCACAATCAGCCGGTGCCCCAGGTGCAGCACTGTGCGACCGTCATCCAGCCAGATGCCCCGGCCGCGCAGCCGGTCCGGGTCATAGACCCCGGCCGCATAGCAGGCCCGGATTAGCGCATCCCCGGCCGCCTTGACGCTGAAACTCTCGCGCCCCGGATAGGCGCCTTCCCACCAGGACAGCCGCGCCAGCTTGGCAAGGTCGCCCGCCGAGTGCAGATCGCGGGCCGTCATGGTGACAACCTGCTTGCCCTCGGTCGTGTAGAAGTAGAACCGCCCCCGGTCATGCCCCAGGCAGCGGAATGGCGCATCCGCAAGCTCTCGCAGCGCGGTTGGCTGTAGCGCCTGCTTGGCTTCGTGGAAGGCGTCGTTAAATGGGTCTGGCATCATATCAGGCGGTGACATCAGGGATCACCTCAACGCCGCATATCCTCGCCAGCCGATAGGCCGACCGGGCGTAGGCTTGCTGCCAGGCCATTGCCGCCAGCGCGGCCAGATCGTCGCCCGCCGCCCCGCCGGCAACGGTGCGCCATTGGCCGGTCACGGTGCAGACGTAGACCGCCAGCCGGTCCGCATCGCGGATCGCCAACCGAACCGGCCACCGCAGCTTGTCGCGGTTCATCGCCGCCGCCTCATCGCGGCTGGCGATGCCCAGCCGCCGCCGGGACCAAGCCGGCTCGAAACCCAGTACGCCGCCGCGGGGCATGGGGCCGGGCGCGCGGTCGAACCCCATGCCGACCAATGCGCGCGGCAGGTTCGCCAGCGCAGCCTCATGGGCCGTGTGCCATAGCGGCTTTGCGGCGGACTTCGGCGCACTCATGCCTCGCGGCTCAATGGCTGCACCGGTACAGCAAGCGATAGCTGCGGGGGATCGGCTCGCAGAATCGCCGCGGCTTCCATTGGATCGCGCGCCACACCGGCCCAGCCGCCCGCATCATGCACATGCGCGAGCCATGTCCGCTGTTCATCCGTCAGCCGGCCGCGCCCGTGCTTGACTTCGATGCTGGCAAAGACGGCAATCCGCTGGCCGACCATATCCGGCGTAATGGTGACGGTGCGCCAGCCAATCAAATCGGCCGAGCCCTTGTGAAGCCCAAACCGGACAAGGCGACCGGCCTCGTCCTTCATGGCGCCTGTGTTATTGCGGAACATCCGCGCAAACGGCAGGCGGCCGATGGCGAGACGGATTTGAGCGAGGGTGGCGGCCTCGCTCATGCGGCGGCCCCCGGCTTAGTCGCCAGCCGCGCCGCTTCCTGTGCGCGAGCCCACCGCTCCCGCATGCCAGCAACGGACCAGGGTTTTGTCCCATCGTGAGGGGCAACAACTTCAGCGGCCGGCGCCGCTTTGCGTGGCTCCGCCGCCGCGCCTCCCGCTTCAGCGGCCCGAGACTGCATGATCCGCCAAACCCAGCCGGGCTTATACCCCCGCGCCCGCGCCAACTCTTCAAGCTCCTGCCGGGTTTTCGCCTGCCCAACCGCGCGCTTGTAAGGCATGGTCCGCAGCGCATTCATCCGCGCTTGGTCAACCTCAGCCAGATCGCCCGCGACGTGTTCAATGTCCCGCTTCGGCGCCTCATAGACGAAGCCGCACTCGGGACATTCAGGCGCGGGCTCGTGCACCGCGTAGCACTCGGGACACTGGCGGGCTGGCGGCGCTTTCTCGCCCTCGCCCTTCTCCTTCCGCGGTTTACCCTTGAGACTCCAGGCGCGCGGCGCATCGGGCATGCCGTGGCGCAGCGTGTTGCCCGCGTGGTCGAGGACGATAAGCGCAGACTTACCCGGCGCCGGCCGCAGCCCCCGGCCCACCTGTTGCAGATAGAGCCCGACCGATTTGGTCGGCCGCAGCAGGATCACCGCGCCGACCGCCGGCACGTCCAGGCCCTCGGAAATCAGGTCGCAGCTGCAAAGCACCTGCACCGCGCCGGTCGCCAGCCCCGCAATAGCCGCGTCGCGCTCGGCGGTCGGGGTCTCACCTGATGCCGCCACCGCGCGCCAGCCAGCGGCCCGGAAAGCCTCGGCGGTCATGGCGGCATGCGCCACGGAGGGAGAAAACAGGATCGCCGGCAGGCCCGCCGCGTGCTTCGCGTAGTGCTCTACCGCATCGCCCACGATTTTCGGCGTGGCCATCGCTTCGGCCAGGGCTGACGGGTCATAGTCGCCCCGCACCGTCCGCACGTCCGACAGGTCTACCGCCTTTGCGGGCGCGAACACCCGAGAAGGCGTGAGGAAGCCGCCGGCAATCAGATCCTCGACGCTCGGGCCGAGCACCAAGGCGTCGAAGCAGCCGCCGGCCTCGATGCCGAGACCCTTGCCGTCAAGCCGTTCTGGGGTAGCCGTCACGCCAAGCACTCGCGCCCGCGGATAGGCGGCCAGCACAGTTGCCCACTGGCCGGCAATCGCGTGATGCGCCTCGTCCACCACGATGAGGTCGGGCACCTGATACCGAGCATCGCCCAGCCGCCGGGCCAGCGTCTGCACGCTGGCCACCTGCACCAAATCCCGCGTCGCCGTGTGCCCTGGTGCAATGATGCCGTGCTCGACCCCGGCATCCAGCAGCTTTGCGCTAGACTGCCGCACAAGCTCGCGGCGATGGACAAGCACCAGCACCCGCCGGCCCATGCCGGCCGCGCTAGCCGCGACGTGGCTGAATACCACCGTCTTGCCGCCGCCCGTGGGCAACACCAGCAAGGGCGCTCGCGCGCCGGCCATCAAAGCCTCGCGTACTGCCTGGACGGCGCGGGATTGATAGTCGCGGAGCGCAACCGTCATTCGTCGCCGCCCCCGACCGCCAAGCCGAACCCAATCGCCGCAGCGATGGCAACGAGTATCCAGATGCCGAAAAACGCGGTCATGCTTGGCGCTCCCGCCGAAGCTCGGCCGCGACGCGAAACGCTTCATGCGCTGGCACGCTAAGGCTCGCCGCAATGGCCATCACGTTGCCACCCTTTCGCAGCGCATCCCGCAGTCGCTCGCGCTTGCTGCTCACCGCGGCCTCTACGATGGCTTCCTGCCGCTCGGCCGGCGCCAGCGATGGGGCGAACACACGGATTGGCCTTCCATCGGATGTAAGCTCATAGGCTATGCGCCGCGTCGCCTCGGCACGCGCGGGCGCGGGCGGCGCCGCGGGCGGCTCCGTGGTATTCTTTAAAGGTCGCGGCGCTGGCGCCGGCGGGGGCGCCTTGATGATCGGCCGGCGTGTACACCAGGAGCCATCAATGGCCCCGACCACGCGCCATTTTGCCCCGATTTCCAGCGTTATGAGGCCATTTTCGGCGGCTTGTGCCAGCAGCTTCCGGCCGGTTTCCTCGCGCAATAAGCCCATGCCCCGCGCAATTTCTAAACTGGTCGGACACCCGCGCCCCGCCAGCGCCGCCGCACGGCAAAGCTTGATAGCGGTGTGCATGCTCCAAGCTGGGCTTTGCCGCCGCAGCGCCACCATTAGCGCGGTCAGCGTCACACCGAGAGCCGCCGCCGCGCGCGGCAAGTGCGGATCAACATCCAGGATCGGCACGGCGCGTGCGTACAGCGCGCCAATCTCAGCCCGACGCGAATCCGTTTTGTTCTGCCGCCTTTTCGGCCTCGATTTCCGCTGCGTCGGAGGCACCGGCAAACCGTGACGTTTAATGAGGTAGTAGATTAAGGTCCGGCCGATCTGCATCTCAGCAGCCACGCCCCGCACCGTGGCGCCTGGCGCCGCCAATGCCGCGCGCAATGCGTCAATGTCGTAGGTGTTCCGCTTGTTTGCGTGTCGAATGACGATGCCATGCCGCCGCACGATGTCGCGAACCCACGAGCGCGAGCAATTGAGCAGCCGGCTTATCTGCGGCGCCGTCTTACCCTCGGCCGCAAGCGCCGCCACTTCGTCGAGCGCGACACTCACTGCCTTACCTCACTCGTCCTAATCTCACTATCGGGCCGGCATCCAATAGCTTCACTGAGCGCCGCCTGTGCCGCCATCAGCGCAATATTTGCCGCGCGCAAGCGCAGCCGCTGCCAGGCGTCCGGCTTGCCATGCTCGAGCACCTGAGCGATGCGCGTCGCGCCGGCGGCTAGCTGCGCGCTGGCATGGAGTAGCGTGACGGTCTCAACGCTCATCGTGGGTCGTCCCATCGCTGCCGCGTCGTGGCCCGCGTTTCGCGGCGCAGGCCCCAAAGCCAGCCCAGCGCCGGAAGGACCAGATTGATTGCGCCCCAGGCGGCGAGAAGCTCGATCACGACAAACGCTCCTGACGCAATATCT